CCAATAACCGATATAGAACTTCAAGACCTTAATTTTTATACTGCTTTTGAAGAAGCTATCACAACTTATGGTCAATATCTTTACCAATACGAAATACTTGAAAACATTGGAACTTTTGAAGGCAACTCAACAGGATCTTCATTCAATAACCAATATGTTCAACCAAACTTAGGTAACACAATAGCTATTGCTGAGCAATATGGAACTGAGGCTGGATCAGGGGGTAGTATAAATTATAAAACAGGTAGTATTGACTTGGTTGCTGGTCAACAAAATTATAGTTTATCAGCATCATTTGCTGCAGTTAGCGAAAGTGGAAACCACATAGAAATCAAGAAAATCTATTATGAAGCTACTCCAGCCATAGTAAGATATTTTGACCCATACGCTGGTACAGGAACTGGAATCCAGTCATTAATGCAAACATTTGGGTTTGGTAATATGTCTCCTGGTGTAAACTTTATGTTAATGCCTATTTCTTATGATTTGCAGAAAATGCAAGCAATTGAATTGAATGATCAAGTAAGAAAATCAGCATTTAGTTTTCAACTTTACAATAATGATTTCTTAAGAATATTCCCTATTCCTACAAGAAATTATAAACTATATTTTGACTATGTTGTTAAAGAAGAAAGAAACAACCCAATAAATAACACCAACCCAGGATTAATCACAGATGTAAGTAATGTTCCATATAACAACCCAACATACCTTTACATTAATGCTCCTGGTAGACAATGGATATTTAGATATGCTTTAGCTTTAGCAAAAGAGATGTTAGCTAATATAAGAGGTAAATACTCAAGTATCCCTATTCCTGGTTCTGAAGTAACCACCAACGCATCTGAGCTAAGAAGCGAGGCCCAAACAGATAAACAAGCACTTATTGAAGAGCTTAAATTGATGTTAGAGGAAAGTATGCGCCACAAATACCTTGAAAGACAAAATCAATCATCCAATCTTACCCAAGATACTTTAGCTAAAGTTCCTTGGCCAATATACATTTACTGATGATCAAATTAAAAGATATATTAAATGAAATAGCTCAACTCTACAAAGTAGATGCATACATTGTAGTTGATAATGAGTATAACGTAACAGATATTCTTAACAATATGAGGGCTGTACGTAAAATTACTACTATAAACAATGATACATCAGATGAGTTAGAAAACAAAAACAAAGAAAGAACCGACAATAAATCTATTCACACTTTAAGTATAAAACTAATGAGTGATAATCCTAAAAAGGATTTAGAGTTCTTGAAAAAAACAATGATGCGTAGTAAAGAGGGAGACCCAAATGCAAGAATTCCTGGCCTTCTTTTTATCAAATTCAAACCAGAAACCTTAACTAAAACTTCATAATATGCCTTTATTTGGTGGTTCACGTGACATATCGCTTTTTAGACACATGAATAAAGAGCTAATAAATGATATAATCCAAACAGAAATTGGATACTACAAATTATCATTAGAGGATAATCCTTCAAACGTGTATGGAGAAACACAAGGAAAAATATATTATGAGCCTGTAAGGATATCTTGTTTGATTACAAAAAGTGACCAAACATGGAATACTGATGAGTTTGGATTTGATGTAAACCAAATAATTCAATTTGCTTTTTTACGTAATACCTTAGTTGAACTAAACTTAGTTCCAGAAATAGGAGATATATTGTTGTTTAACAATAACTTTTTTGAAGTAGATACGTTAGTTGAAAATCAATACTTTGTTGGTAAAGTTCCTGACTATAGTATTTCAGATGATACAAGGGATTTTGGAACCTCACTTTCAATCATTCTTAATACACATATCTCAAGAGTAGAGAAACTTAATCTTATTCCATTAAGATCAGGTAAATACCCATCCACTCCAAGAGATGCTGGAACTTCACCTGCAAACGAAATACAAACACCAAATGGCTGATAGATTAAAACCACGTCCGGCATCCCAATATGACTTATTTAAGAAAAACCTTCAAGCTAATTCAATAGATCAAGGTGGGGCCCCCGACATGCCTGTAGAAACACCTCCTGAAAATAGACCAAATATTAATAGAGGAACAATCACAGCCAAATCAAACGATGGTCATAACGAAATTAACCTTACTTTAGAAACTATTGATGAGGCTGTATTCTATTATTTTAATAATGTAATTCAACCTAAGGTTTTAGTTAACGATGATCTAGTAAATGTACCAGTAATATATGGGGCAGGAGAGGCATGGAAATTAGCGCAAAAAGACGGGTACTACCGCGATAAAAACGGGAAAATCCAAACCCCGCTAATTATGTTGAAACGCGATAGTATTGAAAAAAATCGCGGTTTAGGCAACAAATTAGATGCCAATGCACCCCAACTGTATGTTACATTTGAGGAAAGATATACAAAAAGAAACCAATACGACAATTTCTCTACCCTCACAAATAGAATCCCACAAAAAGAATTTACATCTGTTGTGGTTCCCGACTATGTTAATATTACATACTCTGGAATAATTTGGACAGATTATGTTTCACATATGAATAAATTGATTGAGGCTATTGGATATGCTTCCGATGCATATTGGGGTGATCCTGAAAGATTCAAATTTATGGCAATGATTGATTCATTCACAAACCAAACAGAATTATCTGTTGGTGATAACAGGTTAGTTAGATCAAGTTTTAATATTACTTTAAAAGGATATTTAATTCCTGACCATATACAAAAACAAATTAGATCACAAAACACTAAAGCATACTCAAGGAGTGTTATCTCGATTACTGAAACACCTGATAATACACCTGGATTAGAATAATGGGAGAAGTTAAAAAAATATTAGTCCCTGGGAAAACACCCCCTGCCACCTCATTTAAAGTTGATGATATTGTAATTAACCCCGTTGATGGAAAATTATTTTTTAAAACCATCAATAATGAGGTAAAGGAAATCGCTTTCTCAGGCAGTTTCATTACAGGTAGTGTAGCCCCTGATGCTATCACTAATGCAACTACAAGTACAGACAAAATGACATTTACTAGAGGGGATGCAAGACAATTCCAGGTTACTTTGTTTCCTGATGGAATTGATGGAGGAACATTTTAATGGCTGAAAGAATACCTTTTAAGTGGAACACTGCCACCTTTACTTGGAATAATGGTAGTGTTTTCCCCAACCAAAGCACAACACCTTTTACTTGGGATGATTGCGCATTAGTTATAGAGGCTGCACAAATATTAGGGGGTGCTGGAGATGATGGTTCTTATCCTTTATACAAAGGAGAACCAGAAAAACGTAAAAAACTTATAAAGTTAATATGCACTGTAAAAGGTGAAGAATATATAGAAGAAAAAGAAATCGGCCAAGTAAAAATTACTGCCAAAGACATTAAACTTTTGGAAGAAAAAGTACTAGGTATAAACATAAACGTAAAACTGTAGAAAAATGTACAAATTATATACCGACAAACAAGAAACCTTTGAATGCGATATACAACTAGAGGGGGCTTCCCTAACAAATTCAACAGCTCGTTTAGTAATTGAGACAGAAGATTTGGCTTTATTATTTAAGGGTACTATAAACACGTCGGGGAAATGTATTATTCCTGTTAAAAAATTAAAAGGATTACTTGGTGAAAGTGTTAAAGGTAACATCAAATTAGAAGTTATTGCCGAAGACACATACTTTACTCCCTGGGAATCACAATTTGAGGTTGAAACCTCCAAAAAAGTTACAGTGGAGGTAAAATCTCAACAAAAACCAGTAATTGCTGAAGAAACCAAACCAACCATTAAGGTTGAAAACATAAAAGAAGAAATTAGTTTGAATGAAAAAGATCATGTAGTTAATTTATTGAAACTTTTAATTAAGGAAGATATTAACTTTAAAAATATTTCATACAAAAGAAATGCTCTCAATAATATAGTTGCTACTTATATGGAAGAACATCCCATAGAAGAAGAAACCAAACCAACAATTATGGAGGGTGTAATTAAAGGGTTACTTAAAAATACTAAATAATGGCTTTACCTGATTTAACAGGAACAAACATAGAAGATACTTATCAACGCATCTTACAAGTTGATGGAGAAGACATCCGAAATGGCACAGGGTCATTATTTATACCCAAATTAGCTACTTCGGCTTCTTTTGTTGAAATTATAGATGGAGGTACATTTTAAGATATGGCTACAACAATAAAAATAAAAAATAGTGCAACCCCAAGCTCAACTCCTTCTTCACTTGAGCAAGGAGAAATGGCCCTTAATGTAACTGATGGAAGATTATTTTATGGTAGTGGGTCAGGAAATGATGTAAAAGAATTTACAGGAGGAACCACCATTGACACAGGTTCATTTGCAACTACTGGTTCAAATACTTTTATTGGGGACCAAACAGTAACAGGTAGTTTATTTACTACTGGATCAAATACTTTAATAGGAACAACAACTCTAACTGGATCTCTTAACACATCCGGTACTGTTAATTTTGCAGGTACAGTAATAATCTCAGGTGCTGATCCAGGTATCCCTCCTGAAGCTCTTCAAGTATATGGAGATATTCAGACTTATGGATATCACAGATTTGATCCTGTAACCACAAACATAGATACTTCAATTTCAGCCTCATACATTTATGTGTCGGGGTCAACAGATGATTTATACTTTTCACAGAATGGGAAGGGCTACAGTAATGTTACTCGTTTACGTTGGTTGGAGGGTAATATTAACACTGGCTTACTTTATGGTGGTATAGTTAGTGGTGCTGTTGGTGGTACAACATTCAATGTG